CCAAAGGAGCACGTGGTGTCCCGTAGATTATCCAGTGTACATTTTTTTCTAGTCGATAGTTATAATGAACTGCCGAAGCACGAACGGGCGGGTAGACATCGCTACACCCGATACGAACGCACTTTTTGCTATGCAGGATCGAATACCAGTGGCCCAGTGCCCCTCCTACCGAGATGCGAATACTGGGAACTGGTACGATACGAAACTCTCGGACGTATTCTTTAGTGGAGAAAACATTCAGATGTTGCAGAACGGCATACGGGCTGGTGTATACCAAAGATCCAACGGACGTATCAGTGTTGGCGAACAGAGCTGCGATGAGCTCATGACGATCATGCGGAGCATCTTCCTTCAGTATTCCGAGAACCGTGAGAGAAACATTCCAGACCAGGTGAAGGCACTGAACGACCAGGTCCTGGCCTATGCCGTTCCCCAGGTGCTTTCCGAAGCAGAGGCATATATAAAGTACAGGCACGACGTGAGCACGCTAGTGGTACCCATCGATCTTCCTATCCAGTCAGATACAAACGACAAGCAACTTCTACTCAAGAAGTGGTTCTAGGCCGCGATCTTGAGTTTACGGTTGGTCTTCTTTGGCCTCTCGGCAGCGTGAGCGGCCCGCGGAGCGTTGCGGCGCTCAATATACCCCGCACGCAACTTATCCAGCTCGGATAGCCACATCGTCTCGATCGATGTGGTTTTCAACGTCTCCAATTCCGCAATCTTTGCGTCTCGCAGGGACAGAAGCTTGGCAGCCTCCTCTGCGGTCTGAACATCGAGCGGCATTCGCGTTAGGTACCTAAAGTCGCCGTCGATCATATCATAACCTTGAGCTTCGAGCATCGCGATCACTTCGGCTCTCGGTTTGCCGCGAAGTTCGATCTCTGGAGGACTTTTGAGCAGTCCTTGGATGAATCTGGCCTTGTTTGACAAGACCAAGACCGTCTGTGAGAGCTCTCCAATAAGGTACGCTTTCCGATTCTCGTACAGACCGTAGCGCACCGGCATGTAGGCATCGATTATTTGCCTATGCGACTCGAAGTGTCGCAGCTTCTCATCCTGATCGAACGCGTGCATGTTCGTAGTGGTGACAGTAGTGTAGAGCTTTAGCAACTTCTCGAGGCCGTTGCATCCATGCTCACATTCCTTCGAGAGCAGATCAGCCAGGACACCCGGGGCGAAGTCGACCATGAAATCAACAACCGAGTCTGTGCTGGAGTCAGTGTAGTCCCGGACGAGAGTCGGCGCCTTGGTCTTCTTCTCAGTCGGTCCCATAACCAAGTCCTCCAGGTGCTTCTTGAACGTCGCGGTCCAAGTCCCCACCGGAAGCTCTGTCACATGAACCCTCTTGTCTGAAACGAGCCTGTACTTTCCTCTTATGAGATACTTTGATGGGGCGACAGGCACCACAGTTCCCGTGAACCCGTTGTAGTGCGGGTTGAGAGTGAGATGATCAGTGGGTTGCCCACGAAGCGACTGCGTGAGATAGTCGACGACCTCGAGCGGATCGCAAGGGGGAATGTCAGTACTGAATCCTGTTCCGATGCCTTTACAACCATTGATGCAGAGCATGGGAATGATTGGGGCATAGAACTGCGGTTCGACGCTCAGACCGTCATCATCGAGGTAGTTGAGAACGCGATCGTCCGCTTCGGGGAAGATTAAGCGAGTGAGGGGGCTGGGCTCAGTGAAGATGTACCTCTCCGAGGCTGCATCCTTTCCACCCTCGAGCCGAGTGCCGAACTGACCGTTTGGCAGGAGGAGGTTAATATTGTTGGAACCGACATAGTCCTGGGCCATGCCTACGATGCCGCCGTGCAGACTAGCCTCGCCATGGTGGTATCCAGAGAGTTCCGAGACACTGCCACTGAGCTGAGCAACCTTCAACTCCTTACGAATGTTCCGGCGAAACACGGTAAAGAGGATCTTGCGAAGACTCGTCTTCAGGCCGTCCACGAGATTGGGAATGGAGCGGTCATTGTCGGCCTTGGAGAAGTGAATCATCTCGCGATCGATAAACTCTTCGTACGTGACTGTGGTCTGATTCGTGTCAAGGTAGCGTTCCGGGTCGTAATCGTGCAACCAGTCCTTCCGATCAGCGGCACGCTTCTTGTTGAAGACCTTGTCGACTGCGGCATGGCTCTCGGGCCCGCTGCTTCGAAAGAACACCAGTTTGCGCTCGGCCAGGTAGGCCTTGAACTCCTTACCGGTGCTCGTCCCGAGCCCCTTGTAGTACTTTATCTCCCAGCGATCAGAATCGGGGGTGGCCTGCTTCCAGTCCTTATACTCGCCGTCGTTATAGAACTGGAGCTCACGAGAGCCTTTCTTCGCCTTCAAGATGGGGGTATTCATGAAACCCAAGAAGTCCGGAATCTGGGTGAGAGTTTGCCACTGCGAGTCAATCAGGTTGATCCCGAGACCCTTGATATGGCTGCCATCCAAGTCCTGGTCAGTTAGGAATATTACCTTGCCGTATCGGAGCGACTGCCGAGCCGACTCGACAGTGTAGGCTTTGCCAACCTCGAGCCCCAGAATCTGCTTTATCTCGCTGATCTCCTTGTTCTCGGCAATACGTTTCGGGGCCTCGTCACGGACATTGAACAGCTTCCCTCGCATCGGGTATACCCCAATGGTCTTACGGTCCTCCTGGGTGAGGCCGGACACGACTCCTGCCTTAGCTGAATCGCCCTCCACGAGGAACAGCGTGCAGCCGGCGCTCCGGGCCGTACCGGCGTCGTTTGCATCAATGAGCTTGGGAAGGCCACGAATCGTGCGAGTTTTAGACCCGTCACCTTGCTTGATCTTCTTCGTCTGCTTTACCTCAGTCAGTGCGCATGCAGCCTCCATGACGCCCATCTTGGCAATTTGCTCAATGAACTTGTCGCTGACGGTGCATTCCGATCCGAAAGAACTCACCGGGGAGGTCATGTGGTCTTTCGTCTGACTATCGAATGAGGGGTTGTTGATGTCGCAGCGTGCGAAGAGCATGATCTGCTCTTTGATCGTACTGGCTTTCACGTCGACCTTCTTCTTTTTCTTGATAAGGGCGATGAGTTTGCGCGTTATTTGCCCAACAAGATAGTCGACATGCTTGCCGCCCTTGCCCGTGAATATCCCGTTGACGAAGGATACCTGTGCGAACTCCTCGGTGGGAGACAGGCACACTGCATACTCCCAACGATCATTCGCGGCTTCGTAGACACGAGGAGTATCCTTCTTGGATCCAACGTACAGGTCGACGTACTGCTGAAAGTGTTTGACGGGAACGATTTCGCCGTTGTACTTGACCGCGACCTTCTTGTCAGTGACTGCGGCGACGTCCAGGACGCGACGATGGAACACCGATAGCATATCAGGACCTAACTCAGTAAGTCCGAGCCGCGCCAGATCCGGGCGGAAGGTGATTCGCGTGTAGGGCTTGTTGCCGCACGTCGTTACCGTCGGCGGCTCGATTACATCTAAGTTATTTCGGAAGTGCTGCACGTACTTCTTCCGCCGTGTGGCATCGACAGTCTCGATCGTACCCTCACTGGACCAAATCAGTACGAGCTTGAAACCGAACCCGTTCTTTCCACCAACGATCCGCTTTTCGGATTTATCATAGTTGGTCGACGTGCGAAGATGACCGAAGATCAGTTCCGGGATCCAGGTCCCGTACTCAGGATGCTTCGCGACATCGATTCCATCGCCGTTGTTGTACATCGTGATAACGTTATCCTTGACATCCACTTCGATCTTGGTCACCGGATTCGCGCCTTCTTTTCCGGCCTCGATGGCAGCCTGCTGTCGGACCTGGTGGTCTCTGCAGTTCACGATGGCTTCGTCAAACAGTTTGTAGAGACCTGGTATGAGAGTGACATCGCGTGAGACCACCTTATCCCCGTGCTCGTCGTACACGTAAGTCTGCTGCTCGACCGGGTCCATGGACCCAGTGTAGGTGTCCGGATTGTCAAGAACATGCTGCTTGTCAGTCTTCTTCTGGTACACCTTTGCAAGGTCCTTTTGCCCGGTCGAGAGGCTCATGATAACTGCGATATTGCTATGACTCTAAACGCTTTCAATTTTATCTTAGTAGTTAAATATAATGAGTCGAGTCACCGTGAACGTTAGCTATTATCGCGAGTCGGGGCAGGGTCCCGTGCTGCCCCCAGTGTTTGCCCCGAACGAACCAGTCACCATTGTGGCCGAATTCAGCGAGCCGGTTGGGAGACCGCAATTCGGGTGTTGGAGCGAGACGCTGACACACCCCCAAGCCACTGTGTATATCCCCTTTCCAATGCCTAGTGGATCGAGCGGCTACTCGAAGACCTGGATTGCCACGCACCCGACTACAGAAACGGTCACAGAGGTCCGCGAGAATGCGAGGGTTCGTCGGATCAATATCATGCCGTACTATGTTTCGGCGGAGCCACCAGCTGGGATACCGAAGGGGACCGTACTGCAGTTGTGCAATGCAGACTACCCGGTGCTGAGAGGGGATTTCTACCAGGTTGGGCCGCCCTTGGGACCGAGTCATGCACCACTCCCACCCGATGGCTTCCTGTGCCCATCCCAGTATCCCCCTTGCCTGTTCATAAAGGATATAACGTTTCTCGAGGCCGGGCACGCGGTGCATCCGCCGTTCCAGAATGGACAGACCCTCGAGATCACCGTCGAGTTCAACGAGCTCCTCCCCGACGGTGTCAGTCCGCAGTTCACGATAACTAACCAATACGATGGCAGCGCTGGGCCCTTGAGCCAAGTAGGCGATACCACTACCTGGTCGTGCGGAACGGCGACGGTGAAGTCCGTGATTGGCGAGGAAGCGGGTGCCCCGGTGGCCAGTGATTATTTCCTTAGAGTAAGAGTCGACCCTTACGACGCACCCATTCCGGACCAGGGGAACGTGGCCACGGTTCCATTCCGCAGCGAGGACGGTGGTTACCACGACATGTTTTGGGCACCGACCCACAATCTTCCCACGGCGAAGGTAGAGTACGCCCCGCCCGGCCCCTATCGTCCAGGTCAAACTGTCGGCATCACCGTTACCTTCGAGGATGAGCCTCCAAAGGCTCCGAACATCGCGGTGAGCTCGGCGGAAGAAGTGCCGGTGTTCATCCAGATGGAGAAGGATACTTCAACGGTCTATAAGTGCGCTTACGTTGCGAGCTCCTCCGGGATGATGCAGGTCAAGCTGTCGTCGAGATCGGGGGAATACAGTTGCGACCCGGCGATGCAGGGGTTCTTGGGAGCGTTGTTCACCATAACCGAGGGTAGAACGTTTAATGTGAGTGACCCTCACCCTCACCCTCACCCTCCCCCTCACCCTCACCCTGGACCTCTGCCTCACCTTGACCATGTGTCGTGTAAGAAGTGCCCTATTCCAGGCTACGGGAGCGTGGTTCATCCTCAGACGCGCGTGCCATACTTGCAGAGTCTGAATCAGCCAGGCAATCTTCTTACGCGAGGAATGATAATAAGCCGAGACGTTCGTGTTGCCGTTGGAAGGCGAGGGGGATCGAAACTGCAATTCGGGAACTGCCGCCAGACAAACTGCAGGCAGAAGCCGCCTAATACGAGTATCGCACTCGGAGACTGCAATGTTGCTCTGAACCAGATGGGTTCGTGGTCTGGAGCCCCAGGTGGATCACGCACGCCACCGAGAAACAGCTTTTAGACGTTTTTTTCTCTCGCTATTTCATAACGATGAAGAGGCATCAGAAAGGCGCAGATGGTATGTACCATATCAACGGGAAGAAGTTCCAACTCTTGCGTGGATCGCGCGCCCAGGTGTGGCATGGAACCGCGTACAAGACGGACGGGACCCCCGGGCTCAAGAAGGACGATCTCCTCATGAACAAGAACGGACGCATTGTTTCGAAGCGCAAGCATAAGACCGCCAAGCATGAGAAGCGTCTTGAGAAGCATGGGTACTTTGCCCGCAAGGGGAAATTCGGGGCTGTCCGGAAGGATGGCACGGCCGTGCGCAAGCGCCGAAGCCGCAAGTCGAAGAGTACGCGCCGCAAGCGCCGGACACGCAGACGCTAAGGATCATACAGTTCTTTAGGTACGGTTAACTACTAAAAGAACTCACTCCCACCAGGCCGCCGATATGCAACCTTCGGCATCAATGTAGTCACCCAGGATGTCGGTCGCCATCTTCTCGAATAAGCGCTTGCTGACGGCCCTGGGTTTTGGAACTTTAGAGTAATATTCGTAGATGGCGTCTAGGCTCGTAGAGTACTCATACCCTTGCTCGGCCTGGTGTTCCTTGAAGCCTTCGACGACTTTCGTCACATCACCGGCTTTATCCCATAGGGTGCACCTGACTCCGAGAGCGTATTTCTCATCTTCGAGCATGACGGTGGGATAGAAATGCCGCACTAAGTCCATCAGGACCGCAGCAGGATCGGTTGTTCCCCTTCCCAGCTTGCCCCCAACGCTGCTGAACAACATGACTATGTCTCCGGCCTCGAGCTCGGAGTCTTCGTCTTTCACTATGAACTCGTCCCAGAACTGGCAGAAACTGGACACCAGAGGTAGATGGGGGCTTGTGAGCCCCACGAAGGTATCGCTCACCTGGTCGTGGCTCCGAATGTTCTTAAGAGTGGAATGCCACACCTCGTAAGGCGCTATATTAGGCAACTGATTACTCTCGAGATAACGTTTCCAGAGGAACTTCATGTCCTTACTGGATATGCACGAGTCATGGCGGCTGCATATTTGCAACTCGGTATCCGCGAACTCTTGAACGATGTTATGTAGGGAGCGGTCGCGCAGAAAGAAAGTGTACTCGGCTAGTCCGTCCCCGTGGGTCCCGTTCTGGGACAGAAATTCGTCCGAGCCCCCATACCTTTCGGAATAGTGCGCACAGACATACAGGACGTTAATCATAGCCCGTCGGAGTTCCGTATTCGGTGGGACGGCCCGATCAAGTCTGCTGGATCTGATCAAGCGCACGAGGTCGAATGTATGAGCAGAATGGTATTTGAACTTGATGGACTGAAAAGACGTGGAGCTGACTCCAAATAGAGAGAAGCTGTAATGCATTATTTCCTGCACGAGTGTCTTGAGCGACGGATGTGCTATGTATATCCGTGCGTCTACCTTTCCGCGCAGGCAATCTCCGATTACTGTCATGAAGTACTTAGCGGAGTTCTTGGACGGGAAGTATTGCGCGCGGAGCTGCTCGAGAACTGTTTGAATGGTAGGAGACTCCGGGATGAGTGAGAAGGGGTGTCTCTCTTTGATCCGCTTCAAGATGGAAACCTTGATTTTGTGCTTCCACTGGGTAAGACTTCGATTCTCGGATATGAGGGTCAGAATGTCATGCAGAACGTCGTCTTCACTGTAGATGGACAGGCTCGCGCCGTCGTATTTGAAGAACAGGTCGGCCGGGGATGAGAACGCATAGCGGTGCCTGAGAAGGAACTCCTGCGTGAAGCGGGCCTCCTCCTTCTCGAGCCTACTTCTTCTCTTCTCTCGCAATTCGTGGCTCTCAGCCGCCTTGTCCAAATGCGAGGGTAGGAGGGCCTCGAGGAATGACCTAAGACGGCCCTGTAGATAGGGGTCCCCGGCGCACCTCTGAATCTGGACGTCTAGGAGACTGTGGTAGTCGGCATGATCCATTTGGAAAGCTTACGACCCAGAGCTTTAATTCATTTGTATTGATTAGTATCTGACTAGGAAAACTCTATGGGGTAGAAACGGGTTAAAGGATGCGACAACTACATGCCATAGTATGCCAGGCAACAATATCCTTACCATTCGCACGGTCCAGATTGCTCCGTTCAGAACGTTAATGACGGCCTTGAAGGATATATTGTTGGAGACGAACATCACTTTCTCAAAGGAAGGAATCAAGATCATCAACATGGACAAGTCGCACACGATCCTGGCGCATTTGTCCCTGGGCGCAGATAACTTTGAGTTCTACGAGTGCGCCGAGGACAAGATCATAATCGGTGTCAACATGTTCCATCTGTTCAAGCTCATCAACACTATCGATAATGACGACACACTTTCTATCTACATCGAAGAGGCGGACTACACCGACGGAATCGTGAAGTTCCTGGGTCTCAAGTTCGAGAACGGCGATATAAAACAACAGAAGATCCAGAAGCTTCGGCTAATCGAGCCGGATAATGAAGAGCTGGACGTCCCTGACGTGAAGTTCTCGTCGGTGCTCAACCTCCCGTCGTCGGACTTCCAGAAAATAATACGAGATTTGGGGTGCATATCGGACAAAATCGAGATAAAGTCGATCGCAACGAGCGAGGGAGCGGAACTAATATTCAAATGTACCGGGGGGTTCGCGCACGCGGAGATCAGGCGCGCGGAGTCCGACGGGGGAATGGAGTTCATTCAGAAGCAGGACAACTCAAAAATCATCCAGGGGGAGTTTTCTCTCAAGAATCTCTCGTACTTCATAAAGTGCACGAATCTCTGCAGCCAGATAGAAATGTACCTTGAGAACAACCTTCCACTAGTAGTGAAGTACAACGTTGCTTCCCTGGGGGAGATCAAGCTCTGTCTCGCGCCTCTACCCTCCAGCTCGTAACGCCTGGGCACTACGGAGCGTCGGCCTCGAGCTCGCGAAGCTCAACCTCCTGCATGAGGTTCTGCAGCGCGTCGCCCCTACATGTGTAGACTACACCGGCGATTGCTCCCACTCCCAGAATGGCACAGGTTACGCTGGCCGCGATAACGCCGGCTGCCCCTGATAGGAAAAGCTGCGATATCCCGAGCGTGACGAGAGGCATGGCAATGAAGACCAATCCTATGTAGACCGGAGGAAACCAGCTGTAGTGCCAAGCAAGGACACCGAGAACCTTCGCCATCCACAGGGGAACTTGGCGAATCGGAGGGAATGGGTACCACACCAGTATCCCGAAACAGTTGAAGGACAAATGGGCCAGAGCTATTTGCAGAGCAGCCTTCTTTGCGGAAACCATAGCAGCCAGGAGACCCGTGCAGGTCGTTCCAATATTCGCTCCGAGCGTAAGTGGGAACATTTGATCGAGAGTTATGACGCCGATCCCCACGAGCGGAGTCAGCGCCGAAGTCGTGATAGACGACGACTGCACTGCAACGGTAGCGCCAACTCCGACCAGCATGGCTACATAGCCTCCCCAGTACGTGTCCGTGAACCGGACGGCGGAGCGAATGCATTCGCGCGCTCTTCCCATGAAGAGGATCTGCAAGCACCTCACTATTCCGTACAAGCACACGCATAGGATGACTAGCGAGAGGGCGAGGCACAACCCACCCGCAAGACCGTCATCCATCGCACCAAACCATCCTCCCTTGGTCAGGCTTCCGGCGTCGCGCGCCTCTAGTTCCCCTTCGGCAATCTTGTTAATCTTCTTCTTGTCGACGACGATAAACAGTTCGGTGACTGGAGATACGATGTATTTCAGGGGAGATTTGAAACTGCCACCTTTTGCGTCTCCGATCTCGCCCGTAAGGAACGAGGTCCACATCTCGATAAGTCCGGTAGCGCACTCGATTGGGAGGAAAATAATCACAGAGAGAAGGTTAAAACAATCGTGGACGGTGGCGCCGGAAAACGCTAGCCTGTACTGGTCCCTGTCCGCAATCTGCCCCAGAGAAACGATGGTGTTAGTCACGGATGTGCCGATATTGGCACCCATGATGATTGGAATGGCAGTGGACAC